CTAGCACACGCTTAATATGTGCAGGTAGGTTTGTAGTACTAATGTACTCAATCTGCAGGTTATTGGTACCAGGAGACTTTGTGCTGTGAATAGCACTGTCATTGCGACGATAGTAGGTGACCAAGTCTAGTACAGCCAACTTCAAGTCTTGTGGTACGTCATCAAATCCTGCAAAATAGTTTACTTTATATCCGTTAATAGCTTTAGGAAAAGTTCCACTATTGCTGATCGGTAGCACGTAATCGCCGTCTGCTACCCAATCTGTAAACTTTACTAGCTTAGTATAAGTTTGACCGTAATTAGTACTATACTCAACACTAATAACTTGCGTAACTGGGGTTTCTTTTAAGATAAACCTGTCTGCGTCTCCGTGGAAAACTTCTGTTTTTATGTCGCTTACGTAGTCAACAAAAGTTCTGCGGCAATAGGTTTTTACAAATGCCGATACTTTGGGTATCAAAAAATCAATTTCGGCATCTTGATTAGTACTATTGATGCCAGCATATGTTTTGTATTCTTGTCTTGTGATTAAGTCTGCCATCAATAATCCTCCTGTCTTTTAACTGGATTCCTAAAACCCAGTTAAAAGACAGGGACATTTAATAGTCCCTGTCCTACATAACATTAAGCTACGTAACGGATAGCGCTGATACCAGCACCATTGTTTGTTGTAACTTGTGTTAGACCTGTGCGTAGGCTAGCAACCATAACTCTGCGCTGTGTCTCAACTAGGTCGTCTGTGTCAACACGTAGACCACGCTGATTACCAACTAAGAAGTTCATTGGTGCAAAAGCGATAGCACCACCTGCACCTGCGGCCTTGCTGTCAAACTCAGCACTTACTAGTACTGGGCTGTTAGCAACAGTACCGATCTGACCAGTTAACAGAGTAGCACGATCGCCAACCTTGTCAACAGTCAGGAAGTCGCTGTCGTCTAGTAGGTCATAGTAACCATCTGTACTGACGATATAAACGACTTCTGCTGGGTCTAGACCCCAAGCAGCTAGATCACGACGTGCATCGCGTAGCTTAGCAACTGTTAGCTTGTCACCATTGCTGATATCAAGTGTAACAGCGCTGCTTGCGTCATACTCAACTAGTCCCTTAACAGGATCAGCACCGGCACCAGCACCGCGTAGGAAAGCACGATCAACTGCACGTGCAACACGGCGAACCATGGCGTCACGGATAACTGGCATAATTGCTAGTAGAGCGTCTTCTTCCTCTTCGAAAGCAACGTACTCGTTTGTAGCAACCTTGTATGCACTTAGAGTGATTTCCTTTAACAGGTGAGTAGCGTTACCACCAGCGCTGTTGCTTGTACCGAACTGGTTGTTCTGTACCCATGTTGCTACGCCAGCCTCTGGGTTTACAGGGATGGTCATAACATTGGTTTGCATAGTAATAGCACGCATTGTTGGTGCAACTACTAGGCGACGGCGAACTTCGTTTTCCATGTTTAGGCTAACTTCTAGTTCCCATGTAGCGCTAGGTACGTGTGCACCGTACTTTTGAACCATTTGACCACCAAACTTGGTGCTCTCTAGGCTCTTGCCACTCATCTTGGCCAACAGAACGGCCTTTTCCTTGTCCTGATAGCTCATGTCGCCAGTCTTGCTATCTTGGAACTGCATCTTGCTCTTCTGGATGGCTTCTAGTTCAGTAGCCTTCTCCTTTAGGGCATTCTCTAGGCCTTCTAGAGCCTTCTTGCTTTCGGCACGCTCTGCCTCTAGACGCTTCTCAACTTCGGCTAGTAGCTTGTCTGCACCAGTCTCTGTAGGAGTAACGGCAGCAACAGCAGCCTTGATGCGGGCTTGTAGCTCGGCCTCAGCCTTTTCCTGAGCAGCCTTTTCCTGAGCAGCCTTTTCTTGGGCCTGAATTAGGGCCTTGGCAGCTTGCTCAGCAGCCTTAGCAGCAGCATCGGCTAGCATCTTTTCTAAATCTTTTGGATCCATATTCCATTCCTTTTTAATGTCGCTATTTGCTTCCGTTGAGGATTCTAGCCCTTTAGCTGACTCGCTGCTGGGTGCAAATTGCTGTTTGAATAACTTAAATTCCTCGTCACTGTCAAATGATTTGGATAAACTAAACAGTGTGTTTTGGTTTGCTGGTACTGACACGACGGAAATTTCATGTAGTTCCAAGTCTTTTACTAAGAAAACTTCCGCTGCTGTATTGTACTCAGCGTCTTTGATGCGGAATCCGATACTAAAAGCGCTTAAGATGCCCTTTTTGATCAGTTTGTAAACATCGCCGGCTGCATCAGAGATTTTGGCTTTAATCCACAACCCCTTCTCATCGACTTTGTGTTCTACCATTTTACCAACAGGCATAGTGTGGTTGTGGTAAGCAAGAATAACAGGATTCTTTAAGTAATCTGTTAAACCTTTTTCCCAAACCCCAGTAGGCACCACGTCGCCGTGACGATCCTTGTCGTTGGTAGACGCATATCCTTCAATCATTATTGTTTGATCTTCGGAATCGTCGTTAGGTAGAGCCTTTGCAGTAAACTTACTGTTAAAGTAAAGTATTTTATCTTTATCTACCATAATACTCCTTTATTGCTCTGGTCTACCACCTTGCGATGGATCAGCAGCACTACCAGCAATGTTCGCTGGTATTCTCAATGTGTCATGTCCGTCTATAGGGGCATAACGCAATTCTTTTCTGGCCTCGTTTGGAGTTATAACGCCGCCGTTAACTAAGCCCGCGTGATATTGTGCAATGTCTTTAAGTTCTGGCTGCAATGCACTAACGTTGCTTGTGATTGGTTCCACATCATATCCGAAGTATCGCTCGAGAGCAGAAACATACTTGCGAACTGCTGGAAGAACTGTTTCCAAGTAAAATAAGCGCAGATTAGGGGAAATGTTAGCATTGTTACCACCCATTAATAAAATAGGCGGAACGCCCACTGCAGTCATAATCTTCTCGCTATGGGTTTTAATCGACTGATCGAAATCCATTTCTTTGAAGTTAGTGTCGCTAATATTGTGTGGTTTTAATCCGCTGTCTAAAATGATTGGCTTTTTACCGCCACCTTTAGTGTTATATTTTTGCAACCAGTAATTAATAGTTTTTTCTTTTGCTAGCTGTGATAGTGTGTTTTCGCTAGTAAGTACTAAGCCAAATACAGCACCGTTATCAAAGAACTGCTCTTGAAACTGCTGCATGCTGTACAAAATCTTTACGCTGCGCTCGGCTGCCTCCAGCCTGCTGGCGCCGCGATAAATACTCTCTGAACTAGTGTCACGGAAGTAGAAAACCTCGGACTCTTTAAAGTCCACTGCACCGTTATAGCGGTAACCCTTAATAAAGGTTTTGCTGTCTGTTAAAATCTCCACGTTTGCCGCTGGCAGGTGGTATAAAAAGGTACCGTCAAAGTGCACAAAAGCGTTACCGTCTAACATTAAATCGGTAAATATGCACTGACGAAATTCTTGTGCTGACTGATAAGGGTTGGGACGGAAGTTAAGTAAGTTGTTTAGGGTCTTTTGACGCAACCCAACAACTACACCGTCATGTACTTTATCTTTTATGTCGTAGTCCAGCGAGGCTGCTGCGTTGACTACCATTGACACACTACGATTAACAGACTCCAGCTTCTTAAACGCTTGCGCGTAAGTTAGCGGTTTAGCGTCTGTGCCAACCTGAGTACCCTCAGCCTCTGCAATTCTGTACTGCGCAGGATTTGCCTTTTCAGCAATCCATGTACGCAAGTTATATATAAAACCCATAGCCACCCCTAAGTGAACTCGCTAAAAAGGCTGCCGTAGCTTTGCTTGGGTATGTTATCACCATCCAACGCTTTAGTTCGCTGTATTTCTAGCCAGTGAGCTTGTTTAGGCTCGCTACCAGGTTGTGGAGTTTTACCGTAGACACCGTGCAGCTGAACATGATGGCGGTTGCATAGGGTATACACCTGCTCATATATCTCACTGTGATGTTGCTCAATAAACTCGTCTCGTACAGCCAAAATACCGTCATCGGTGGAGATATCGTATCCACAACGCTGAGCCCACCGTTCTAGCAGGACTGTAATCGAGTGCAGGTGATGCAGTTCTAAGTCAACTTGACTACCACACACCCAGCACTTATCTTGTTTTGTATAAGCCGACTTGGCTCTGTCGCGAACCCATTTTACCGGAATGCGCTTGTTTGTATTCTTTGCCACAAATTTTTTGTTAGGTTACATTTGCGATACCAGTATTATACACCTAGAGCACCACATTGTCAATGCTAATTTTTACGCTGCTACAGGGTATAGGTGTATAGTGCATAGCGGAGTGCATCAGCGATGTGACTGTATTCGTCGTGCTTTGGTCGTTCACGCTGCAGCCCCTCACGATCATCCCAGCGGTACTGATCCAACATTGCTAGGACATGCTTGCACTCGTGGTGTATAACCAACCTGCCTTGTTGAATCAATGTTTGCACGTAGGCAATACCAGGTAGCACATCTTTTCTAGCTTTTGTGGTTGCCAAATCGTATTGATAGGCAAGGTCACTGGCAAATTGTGCTGCTGCTGAATCAATAAAAATAGTTTCCACACCCCAGCGCTCACACATTTGTTGAAAGTGCTTGGCGTGCTCGGCTGTGGTGCGCTCGGACTCTTGATAGTCTTCAACAACATAAAACTTGTCGCAATCAAACGAGTAGCAAACCACCACAAAGGCTGTGTGGTCGCGGTAGCCAGGATCACAGCCTGCAATAAACTCGCACTGACGACGTTCTAACACATTTTGTGGCAGCTCTTCAGCAACGTTCGAGTCCACTAGCTGGTAAATTTGACCCTCGTAACTGGTAAACGAGGCCATGTACTCTTGCTCAAAC